TGCCCGCCAGTGCTTGTAAGCTCCTTAAGCGCAAACTCAACTGCTTCTGCGCTGATTTGGCCTTTTTGCAATGCTTTGCTAAATTCTTCTCCGGTTAGGTTGTATTCTTTTTTGAGCGTGCTGGCTATGTCAATCCCTCGCTCTTGAAGCTGCAAAAGCTCCTCTGTCTGTAATTTTCCTTTTGCCTGAATTTGTCCGTAAGCCGTAGCAATTCCGTTAAGCTCAGCGCCTGTTGCGCCTGCCACGTCACCCAATCGTTTTGTAGTGTCAACAATCTTGCCCGTTTCTACTCCAAACGCTTTTAGCCGTTTAGCCGTATCAATTAAATCAGCACTTGTAAAGGGAGTTACAGCGGCAAACTGCTGCAATTCTTTAATGGTCTTGCTCGCTTCTTTTAACGACCCGGTTAAAACTTGCAAGCTTTTTCTTTGCTTCTCAAGTTCAGCTGTTTTGGTAAAAATAAACTTAAAGGCTTGAACACCAGCGAAAGCCCCTGCTAGCTGTTTGACTGTGTTCGTCAGCTTGCTTGTTGCCCCGTTGACTCTGTTGAGTTCGCGAACAGCATTGCCGCCATTGACCCTTAACTCAACGTTGGATACTGCCACGGCTACCTAAGCAATGCCCTAATCTTACCGCCGTCTTGCCTTGGCGCGATCCATTGCCTTTTTCTCCTCTTCTCCCTTCAACTGATAGTACGCAGCAAAATGAACAAGCTCCGCATCAGATAACTCTGTGCGAAGCTTGCTCACTGTCATGCCAAGCTCGCAGGCCAGAAAAAACTCAAAATTGAGCCAACTGTCCTGCTTTAGTCGTTTTTTGCTTCCTCAAGCTCCGCCTCTTCTCCAACGCCAAACAAAAAAAGCTCAAGATCGTTAAGGACGTTCTCAGGCAATTCACGTTGCAGCTTGGCGGCATCAGCGGCAGCAAAAGCCTTGACGCCATCTTTTAGCTCTGCTTTTTGGCACAGCATCTGAGTGCTGATGTCTAAAGCCTCTTCGCTGTTGGCAACAGATTGAGCGCGTTTACGGTCAGCCCTTGTAATTGGCTTGAAATACAAGTCAAGAATAGGTTCGCCGTCCGCATTATTGACAACAAACTTACGCCTTTGACTAAGGTCAAAAGCGCCAGTAAGCAGATCAACAGTACGCTGATTTGAAGCGGCCATAAATTAGATCAAGAAACAGTGGTGAGAGCTATTGCGCCTTTAGTTTCAAAGTTAAAGGTCACGACTTGCAGCTCGCCAACGCTAGCACTGAACTCAGACGATGTAATCAGCAGGTTAAATGCAAGCTTTTCGCTTGTGGCTGCTTGGCTTCCTGCGTCGTAGGTGTAAAGCTCCGCGCCCGCAACAGTTGATTCCGTGGCTGGGGTTGTCAAGATTTCACGGATTAAATCGCCTTTGCCATCACCCGCCGCAGTCTTTTCGTAAAAGACTTCAATGCTGCCGCTACCGCCAATCAGGCCACCAACTCGATCGCGGAAGGTGTCTCCCATTTTTGTGACTTCAAGCGACTCTTTGTCGATAGTCAAAGACCACGACCGCACTGCTGTCACAACAGTCAGAGTGTCGCCAGAGTCATGCTTGAAAAGGACGTTGCCTTGTTCACCGCGATAAAAAGCCATGGTCAGAGTTCCTCGATGGATTCAAAGGTCACACGGACCTGAGTTTGAAAGTAGCCCTCGGGAGCTGGTGAACCCAGTACCTCTGGACCTGTTGCTGCATCGAAGTAAACCCCCGACACGTTGACTCTATTGTAAAGGTCACGAACACGTTTGCCGATCGTGTAGTTAGCGCCAGGACCAACGCCTTTTGCTGAAAAGATGTTGATCAGTAATAAGCCAACAATTCGATTATCCGAAGCAGTAGTTCCGCCAAAGCTTAGATATTCATTAGAGCCAAAGCTGACAAGGCATTGAACCCATGATGAATTTGGGGTTGGTTCATAGGCCATGTTGTGAAACACAACTGGAATCGCCGGAGAGTTGGCAAGCTCAGTGGCCAGCCTGCCCTCAATAACGGCTCTAACTGCGTTCAGATCTGCGGCGGCCATTAATCTCTCCTTTTAATGCGTTCATACTGCTGCTTGGTCCAAGATTCAAGCTCTTTCCCGATCAGCTCAGGAAAACCGGCAACTGTTCCTTGTCTTGTCCTGAACTGCCCCTCCCAAGACGAAGGCAAGTTGTTGCCAAAACAAACCGGTTCAGCGTATTCAACATTGTTGCTCACCACTCCTTCGTAGGGCTCGACTTTGCTCTGCCAAGCATTCCTAAGCCTTCCTGTTTCAACTGGTGTTTGCTCTTTGACTCGGGCTTCCCATTCAAGCGTCGTGATCTTGACAAGCTCTTGGACCTGCTCGCCCATGAAATTGCCAATTTCACCAAGCTTGATGTTGCGCGTCATGGTCAGGCCCTCAAAATCAATTCGTAGGTGATCGCTTCGTTGTCCTGCTCAATCGTGTTGACGCTAACAATCTGATGCACAACGCTGCCAATCACAGCTCGATCCTTCGTTTCAGGAGCTGACGGCAGCTCTTTAGACGCAACAGTTAAACGTTTGTCACCAGCTTGAACCAGCTCATTGACCTCACGAACGCTAACGCCCTCAAGAACGCCTCTGACTTCCGTATCGCTAGTTGTTTCAGCAATTGCACCAGTGGTCGCGTTGTAAGCGCCCGCTGAAACGTAACGAATGATCACTTCGCCGCCAAACTTGGCAATGACCTTGTCAGCGACTTTTTTTAGCGAGCTAGCAAGTGCCATTAGATGCGATAAGCGATGCACGCCCCGTTTTGGAGCTGAATACTGGTAAACACTCCAACAAGATGGAAACCCGCTGGCATGGCTTCACCGTCCAAAGAATTGCCTGTGTAGTTCTCGCTAACCAGCGTCGTGATATGCGTGTTTTCGTAAAAATCAATATGTTTGAATCGACCAGTGTGAGCCGCCGTGTCAGTAATGACCTCGGCCCCAAGCGTGTAGTCAATCCCAATGTCGCCCTGCCCAAAACCTTTTGCCATGATCAGAGCCTGTAAGCGATAACGGTGCCACTAGCAAGAGTGACGCTTGTGATTACCCCACAAATCTCAGCGGAACCACTAATAGGAATTGAAGAAAGAGTGTTGCCCGTAATGTCTTCAGCCACCAAAGTGGCAATCACGGAATCTTCAAGGGCTACAACTTTTCCAAAACGTCCAGTGTGGGCCGCCGTGTCGTCTATAAATTCAGCGCCTGGATAGGAATAGCCCATGCTTAGCTCCGTTTGATAGCGATGTTGCCTGGTCCGCTAATTCTAAGTCCTGTCAAGTAACGCTCAACCATTGGAGGGATGCGATCAGCGCCAACAGCTCCAAACTTGTCAGGCGTGACGCTAAGACTGCCAATGCTGACGCTCTTGTAATCCTCAAGACCGCTCAGGCCAATGCCGTCAACGTTGTTCTTTAAGTAGACCGCCAGCTCAAGCTGAGCCCGTTGGATCTGATCAGGAATCTCTGTATCGGTGAAGTAATCGTCAGAAATGCGAAACGGAAAGCCCGTTGCATATGTATTGACGTAGGTGTCAGGCTTACGAACGCCAGTACGCGGCCACTGCAATGCCTGCGTATCCGTTGCCCGTGCGCCTAGGAATCTTTCGCGATCAAGTCGCTGTGCTGCTGTAACAAGAGCGCGGTTGCGTGTGTCATCGTTGCCCGTTGTCCACTTAGCAACGTCGGTGCTTTCGACCATGCCTTCAACTAAAGCGTCAGCTTCCGCCAATGTCAGGTAACTGTTTGCGCTTGCGCTGCCTGCCGTTGCTGTGATCGTTACTGCCATCGGCCTTTACGGTTGATTTCTTAATTGCGGGCTTTTTAGAAGCGGAGGCCGCCGCCGTAACAGCAGCCTCACGTTCTTTTGCTCGCCGGAAAGCGAACAAACCCATCAGGAGCTTGCGCCCTTCAGAGCTACGAAAGAAACAACGATTGCTTCTCCCAATGAACCTGCGGACAGGTTTGCAACCGTGATCGCGAACGAGCCAGCAGCGATTGTGTTGGCTTGAACGAGATAAGCGCCAGCAGTTCCGGCGGAGCTGTGGTTGACCACAACAACGTCAGTAGCTGCAACTTCGCTGTTTGTGACAGCAAAGGTCACCTCAGCAGCAGCCGCCAAAGCAGCGTCGTCCAAAGTGATTTGGCCTGAAGCGGCGTTCAGAGTCACGCCTGTTGCTTTACTAGTGGCCTGAGTAACAGTGCCGCCAGTTGTTGGGCCAATAAGTTTGCCCGCTGTTGCCTCAAAAATGGATGCCATGGTTAGTTACCTCGATCAATCCATATTAGAAACGTTAGTTGCCCGAACGATTCCGAGGTTTTTAGTCTCGTAAACTTTCGACCAATTGCCAACAGTTTGGAGTTGAGCCCGTGTTGGGTTCGCGTCGGTCACTGCCCACTTTGCACCGATTGGGTGGTAGCAATAGTGAAGGTCAATTGACATGGCATCAGACTTGGCCAGGATGTCCCGGTCAGTTTCAGTCTGAAGTCCGAGCTGTTCGCCTGAACCGATGGCCCCTTCAGTAAAGAAGTAGGTGGCGTATTCAGTAGAAGAACCACTGCCGTTGGTGTTCACATCATCGGAAACAATCACGCGCAGACCCATGAAGGTCGGAACGGTAGGGCTTCCAAAGGCTCCAGCAATTGAACCGCCGGAAGCAGTAGCACTGCCGCCGTTGGAGTCAGTCGCTAAGACGTAATCAACAGCGCGACGCTCCACAAGGTCGTAATAAACCTTGCTGTGCATACAAATGGCTGTCAACTTTTCGCCTTGATCACCAAGCAGAGCCTTAGCTTCTGCAACGTGGCGAGGGCTCAAAGCTGTTGGCGTGTCTCCTGATTCACCGTCAATAGTGAG